AGCGCAACGACCCAGTGGCGACACGCGAATACGTTTACGAGGTAGTTTATCTGGTGAACGTGTTAACACCCAGAGTGGGCGAGGTGTTAACAGAGGAGCAGGTTTTAGACCTGCAGGAAGCCCAAAAGGTGACTTTTGAAGTCAAGAGCAGCAAGGCCACGATTGTGAGGTAGCGAACATGGCAAATACCATTCAAATCAAGCGCTCTGTCAATACGGCTACACCTTCTAGCCTTGCGGCAGGCGAATTAGCATACTCCGAAAACAGTTTAAAATTGTTTGTCGGTGAAGCTGATAGCACTGTCCGTGTTATTGGCGGTGAAGGTGCGTTTTTGCGCAGCGATGAAAACGATACATTTAACGGCAACCTTGTGGTTACTGGGAACCTTACGGTTCAAGGCACAACCACTACGGTGGAAAGTAACACCATTTCGGTTGGCGATAATATTATCGAACTTAACAACGATGCCAGTGGCGCCCCTACTGAGGACGCAGGTATCGAAGTAAACCGCGGAACCAGCGATGCAGCCCAATGGATTTGGGATGAAAGCAACGATTACTGGCGCCCCAAAGTAGGTACAGCCGATGCCGATCTAAAAGGTATTAACGACCTTGGGGTAAATGGTAACTCAAGCTTGGTTGGTGACTTAGCGGTAGATGGCACAAGTAACCTAGATGATACCGATATTGACGGTACGCTGGTTGTAGATGGCAGCAACATTAGCTTGGATAGTACAAGCACGCTAAACATCGACAACAGCAACACCACGAATGGCGTTACGATTGCTACCGCCACCAGCGGTGTACCCGTCACTATTGGCCACGCTACAAGCGAAGTTACCTTTGGTGACAACATTACCGTTACAGGCAATGCTACCATCGGTGACAATTTGCTTCCCGATAGCAATGGGGGCGCAACCATTGGTGCAAGTACCTCCCGCTTCACCAACGGTTATTTCCTATCCGGTGATGTCAACTCCCTTACCGTCAACACGGGCGCTTCCATTGCTAGCCTTGCGGTAGGTGACTTAACATCGGGCCGTGTCATTTTGGCTGGCTCTAGTGGGGAACTGGAAGATAGCAGCAACCTAACCTTTAACGGCACAACGCTTACCACTAGCCACGTAAACATTGGCACGGAAGCAACCTTGGCATCAGCCATTGTTAGCGACCTTACAGCCACACGCATTACGTTTGCTGGCACTAGCGGCGCGTTGGTTGATAACGCTGACCTTACCTACACCACTGGCACAAGCACGCTGGCAGTAAGCAACGTTGATGTGGGCACACAGGCGGCACTAGCAAGTGCGGCTATTGAAGACCTTACATCTGGGCGCGTTGTATTGGCTGGTACAGGCGGTGAAATTGAGGATAGCGCCAACCTTACCTTCAACGGCACTACCCTTGCTGTCACGGGCAATGCGACAGTCTCAGCCGATCTTACGGTAAGCGGGGCGTTTACATCGCAGGGTATTGACGACAACGCCACTACAGAGGTGGTACAGATCGACAACACCAACGTCAAAATTATGGCCACTGGCGTTACGCTGGGCGGCTATAGCAGCGGCACCAAATCAGTAATGGATAACTTTGTTATTGATGGGGGCACATTCTAATGGCGAACACCATCCAGCATAAGCGTAGCAGCACCGCTGGGTCAGTTCCATCGGCTAGTGATCTGGCCGATGGGGAACTGGCACTAAACACTGCAGATGGTGAGGTGTTCTTGAAGAAAGCTGATGGCACGGTGAAGAAGGTTGTAGCGGAAGCCGAAGACACTGCCATCGTAATGGCAATCGCATTGGGGTAAGTAATGGCAAACACCTTCAAAAATAAAGTGGCAACGGGTGTAGGTACCAGCACAAACACTGTGTACACCTGCCCAGCCAATACCACAGCGGTGGTTATTGGGGTTACGCTCTGTAACCTTAAGACTACTGGGGTGGAAGCAACGCTGCAGGTTAACGACACTAGCGCAAGCGCTACATCGCACCTGCTTAAATCAGCACCAGTACCAAGCGGTTCTTCGATTGTTGTGGTTGGTGGCGAACAAAAGATTGTTTTGGAAGCTGGCGACAGCATCCGATGCGCGGCAAGCGCCGCAAGTTCTATCGACGTTACTATGTCGGTTTTGGAAATTACGTAAGCTAAGGGCGTGGCACAATGGCATACATCGGAAATACACCGGCTGAGCTGGTTACGGAGCTTGATAATGGCGTAGTTACGACTGCTAAGCTGGCAGACGATGCAGTTACGGCCGCCAAAATTATTGATGGCACGATTATTTCCGATGATCTTAACGATGGGATTATAACAAACGCCAAAGTAAGCGCTTCAGCGGCCATTGCGGCAACCAAGCTAGCTATCAGCGGGGGCAGCAATATCACCCTGCAAAGCGATGGCACGTTTGACTTAGACAATACCGTAGATGTTTCTGGCGGCTACAGTGTAAGCGGCACAACCGTAATTGACAGTAGCCGCGTAGGAAGCCTAGAAAGCCTAAGCGTTGGCACTACAAATACGAGTGCGCAGCTTGTTGTCGGTGCCGATACAGACACCACAGCTACGTTACTTCAGCTACGCAACGATGATGCCACTTATTCGCAATCTTGGACATTTTCTTCAGATACAAGCAAAGACTTAGTTATTACTGGGGCATCTGGCAACGGCGGGGTAAAGTTTTCGCCCGGTGCCCGTGGCGTTGACATAAATTCTGGACCGCTAAAGATTGGCGGCTCTACGGTTATCGACAGCAGCCGTAACATGTCTAACATAGGCACGTTTAGCTCATCTGGCGAATTACAAGTTACCAACGGCAGCATCACGTTAACGGGTGGCCGTAACGTCCAATGGGGCACAAGCTACGCAGATGGCGACCCTGCTATCTGGGGTAACACAGCCGCAAGCGCCTTACGCTTTGCGCCAACTGGGGCAACAGATGGCGTTGTCGTAGAAGTGGACAGCACTGGTTTGGATGTTGCTGTGGGCGGCCTTTCTGTAGGCGGCACCACGCGCATTGCAAGCAATGGCGATGCTACGTTTGGCACAGTAAACGCAAACCTTTACGGCGAACTGGTACGACTTTCAAACCAATACACGCCAAGCGGCGCACGTTGGCAGTTAGATGCAGAGGGCGTGGCTGATGACCAAGTATTTAAGGTTTTCTGGCACGATGGCACTAGCTACAATAACCGCCTAGCTATTGGCGGCAATGGCTCAAACTACGTCCGCACTTATGGTGCGTTTGGTGTTGGGGTGGACCCAGACCAAGATTTACATGTTGTAGGCAGCTTGGGCATTAACCGCGGCACCACTGTGCCCACGGGTAACGAAGGCATATTGGTTGATACAGGCGCGACAGGCAGTCGTACACCAATAGCAATTCGCACAGGTAGTAATACGAGCGTACCGTGGTCTATTGTTGAAAACGGCAGCACTACATATAATAACGCTGGGCCATATGGCGTACTTGGCATTTCGCGGCTTAATCACAGTGACGATACAGCTAATAAAATTGAAGCCGGTATATTTTTTGAACTAAAAAACCCCGCGGGGTCTATTCGTGAATATGCTGGCCTTACAGGCGTCCGTTACGGTAATACCTACGATGGTGGTTTGCATTTTTACGTTTCCAATAGCAGCGGCGAACGCCAGTTTGCGATGGAAATTGACGACGAAACGAAAGTTGGTTTAGGCACTACTGATAACAAAGGTGGGCAGCTAACTGTCCAAGCAGCAGGCGAAGATACCACCGCCGCAAATGCGCACTTTGCTCTTAAGCTCCCCACTGGCTCACAAGGCGTAAATCACCATTTACAACGCCTAGATACTTCTGGCCATTGGAACGTTGACACCTACGGCACCATTGGTTGGCGTCATAGTATGCGCCTCTGGAGCAGCCAGAAAACGTTTAGCGTTTACGATATGATTAACGCTGCTGATGGTGTGTCAGCGTGGACAGATACTGGCACAAAATACTACACCCATCTAGCTACGCGCAGTAACTATAATACTGGCGCAGGTGCCATAATTATTGACACAAACGTACCCGGCGACAACCAATCGGGTAACGCCAATATGCTGTCCTTCCGTGTGACGGGCTTTTGGTATGATAATGACCGTGGCGGGGCTATAGACGCAGTGTTCGGCGTTTACGCAGGCGAAAACGGCCACTACAACCCGACAGTTACGGGCACTATACCAGACATATGGCGTGGCAATATGTACTGGGGGCAAAATGCGTCTGGCAAGTTAGCGCTGCGCCTTGGCGATTACTCTGGAACCCAAGAGTGCGAAATTGCAGTTACCGATTTTGTACAGGGCTTTATAAACGTTAATACAGATTACGCCCGCGATTGGAGTACGCGCAAAGTAACTGGGGCAACACTTACCCGTGAAACGGCGATCATCTACAGATCGCCCACCCATGTTGTGGTAGGCGGTATAAACCGTACTGCGATTTCAACAACTACTAACACCTTTGATGTGTCGGCAACAAATTCGTTTGTGCCTTATTCTGCGTACAGTCGCTTTAAAATTGACATACATGTAAACGTAAACACATCAGATGATGATGGCCGCGGCAATCAAAACCCGTACCGTTACGGAAGAATAGTAAGACGGGTCAACGGTGGCTCATGGGCTAACGCTGATATGTTGGGTATTAGTAACCAAGGTGGAGCAGCCTCACACATAGATATGACGCCGCCTCGCGTAGGTTCTACGCAAAATACCGATTTGTTTATGACGCAGCAAGACCGTTATCGCACGACAGCCAAAAGCGCCGTAATTATTGATAACCCGCCCATAGACCCCGGCGACACGCTTGAGTACAAATTAGTTTGCTATAACGCCGCTTCTGCTGCTTTCATCCAAATCGGGGAGCCGCATGGGTATGGCTCTGATGACAATTATAACGCGCAACCGTTTGGCTTTGTCGTAACAGAAATTCCTTGGAGGGAGTAAGTAGATGGAGAATGTAACCTACTTCCAATATATGGGCATCTTGTATGAAATGGCTGATGAAAGCGGTGAGCTTGATGCAGTGCTTCGGGGTACAACTTTAGAGTGGAATGACGCCCGCCCAGTACCATCACGTGCAGACGTTGACCGTTGGGGCGAAGAAGCAGAGACGCGCATAAATTTACAGCGCTTGCGCCGCGTAAGAAATGGGCTTCTTTTTGAAAGCGATTGGACGCAAAATAGTGATGTGCCAGAAGAAACAAAAACAAAATGGCAGTCGTATAGAACGGCATTACGTGATATTACAGAAACGTACACATCGTTAAGCGATGTAAGATGGCCAGAACGCCCAGATGGGGTTGATCTGAACGCCATGCAGCAAGCACAAACGGGCGGTGCCCAATCCCCACAATTCACCGGCGGTGAAGTAGTACAAGAAGATAACCCGCTGTTTACGCCGGGAACTTAATGGAGATGCACCATGTCAGTGGACGAGCGCGAATTTGGAAAACTTGAAGCCCGGCTGGATACGCTGGAACGAGAAATGCGCGAAATCCGTAGCGACATGAAATACGTGCGCGATGCCATCAGCCAAGCCAAGGGCGGCTGGAAATCAATGGCATGGCTTATAGCAGTAAGCGGCATCTTTGGCGCCTTAAGCGGTTGGATACTGCAGGTATTTATGGAGGGCAAATAATGGCAATTAGCAAAATAAACACCCGCGCCCTCAGCAATGACAGCGTTACGGCAGATAAGGTTGCGGATAACGCTATTA